GTACTTCTGGTAGTCCCAGTGACGGCTGTTCGGCTTCCACCATGCATGGCCGCTACGGATAACTGCGCCCTCACACCCAGCGGGTAGACTGTGCAGCGCCGTCTCCACATCATCTACGTTTTCGCACAGACGCTGCCGGACATATCGCCAGTCGCCTGTTGCGGCTAATGCAATGATCGTCCGTAGCTGCCTATGGCGGTCTTCGAACAGATCGCCGGTGTGGTCAGTGAAGTCAAAAAAGTTCAGGAACAGGTTCTCCTGCGGACACTGCCGCCGAACTACACCACTCACATCCTTGAACTGCGTAAACGTCTTGTGTGTAACCTCTGCAACGAACGTCAGCGGTGTTGCAAACGACACACCTGCTTCCATGCAGGCAGTGAGGAAGTCGCCCACCACAGTCGCGGTGCTAAAAGAAGTCTCACCACTGCGGGTCTGGATGCCGACGGCAAGGTGCTTACCGTCCTGCACCACGTCGATGCGAACAGGCACACCGTCATGCTTGATGCTGACGTACACCGGGTACACCAGCTTGCTTGGGTCGTAGCCCTTAGCGAGTGGGATTGTTGCTGTCATCTTCCAACTCCTTTAGCATCTCGATGAAGTGAATAGCCTTGTCCAAGTCGGCAATGCCTCCCTTGTCTCGCCACCGGCATATGTACTTGATGACGCACCCCTCAATGAACGGGATGTTGTTGGCATGAATGAAGGTCACGGGTTGGATGGTCAGGCCCTTGTAGTGCTTACCGCCGATCTGTTCCTCCAAAGCTGCCTTGGCCCGTATCACTGCGTTGAACTCCCCGATGCGGCAGGCGATGTCGAGCAGTCCGTGACTGTCCTTGGTGGTCCCGCTATCCGCCACAAGGCGACGAGCTTCATCCATCCGTGCTTGCTTTTCTGTCACCGCCATGCTTTTCCGTCCTTTATTGTGAGGATCGTGCGCTTTGCGTTTGCATACGTCACGATCAGGGAGTGCGACCAACTGGACAGGCCGGTGTTGTAGCCCATGTCCAGCTTGCCATAGACGCCTGCTGTGTAGACGCCCTCTGTGATACCGGCGCTGTGCGTGTGCCCGGTGTTCGCCTTGCCAACAGTGCGCAGGTTCTTCGGGGAACCGCGTGCCCCGTTCGGGCCGAGGTGTCCGTGCAAACCGCCCTCAATCTCGCCAAGGATTTTGTAGCTGTCGTCCTCTTGCAGGAACACACATGACTGCATGAACTGCGATGACAGGTGCTCTGTGAGTGCGTGTGTGAACGGGTGGGGCACGTTCCCTGCTTCACGCTCTGTGTAACACCATGTGTTCTGCTGGTGCCAGAAGCGCACGTTCTCCGGGTCGGTCAGTGCTGACGTGTTTCGCAACCAGATACCAAGTGCTTGGTCATGGTTGGACACAACAATGAAGTGCGTGCTCCACGGGCGGTACGCCACATAGGACAGGAAGCTACCAGCCGCCGCGAACTCCCGCTCGACACTGCTCTTGCCCTGAACATGCTGGGCGTGCAGGAAATGCGGGTCTTTGATGTTGTGGTGGTTGCGCGGCGAAAAGTCGATGGTGTCATGGAAGAACTGCTCACGCGGTTGCAAGGTGTCCACAATACCGCCAGCGCCCCACACAGCAGGAACAAGATCACGTTCCAGCTTATCCATGTGGATGTCGCCGTGTGTGATTGCATGAACGCGCAAAGTCTCATAGCTGTATCTGCCCGCCTCAGTCCAGTACGCGCCGAGGTCATAGAACCCACCCGACTTGTCGGCGTTCAACTGCCGTGCCCACCATGTGCCGTTGTCGTCAACCTCCACAACCAGTGCCCCGAAGACGTGATGGAAGTCTGCCACCTGTCCCGCTGCTTTCTGGATATAGTTGCGTGCCGTGACAGTGCCGGTGGTGTACAAAAACTTCGCCGGGTCGTTCTTCATAGTGGGCACGCTCTCCATGCACATCTTGGCGTGCGGGATGATGCCGGAAGCTGTACGGGTGTAGTTCTTGAAGCTGGACAGCGGGTTGATCCGCGTCGGCAGGATGTTCAACTCGCCGCAGAAGATCAGGTCCGGTGTAACCTGCAAGGAAACGTCACTGATGTACGGGCTGATCTGGGGATCGAACCAGACCTCATCACCGTCTGACGCCTCTGCACTCCCCGGCTTGATCGACTTGCTGCCGTAGGTCTCCTTGTTGTAGGTGAAGCGGCTGACGTGCAACTCTGCTTCTCGTGCATCACAGTACCGCAAGAGGGCGTCAAAGAACGGCTGGTTCAGCGCCGTGCAAGATTGCGCACTGGTGAACACAAACGTCTTGCAGTCAGTGGTTTCCCGGCGCTCGTCGGGGGCCTCCATGGTGCCTGCGGGTGCTGTCTCCATGGGCACAGTAAGGACAATCTCAGGCACGGGTGGCACTGTATCCCCGCTGTATGCCACCATCGCGCGGAAAGACGCGTTGCCGAACCTGTACCCGTCCATGCGCAGCCTGCGCATAGCTGTCTGTCTCAGGCCAGAGCAGGCCATCTCATTTCGTACTGCTTCAATCGTCAACTGCATTGGGTGTTTCCTCCGATGCGGTGAATGGGATGTCCTCGTACCTCGCGCGCTGTGGGCTGTACTGCACTGTTGCACGCGGGTCGGACGGCTGGCCCTCGCGGCGCAGCTTGTTCTTCGGCATACCGATGTACCGGACTGCCGCTAATCCTGGGTCATTGCTGGCCCCGATCATCAACTGGAAGTCACATGCACCCTGCTTGCCGGTCTTGCTGTCTTTCAGCATACCAAGCGTGGGAAACTGTAGGCCGTCTCCCTCGTTGCTGATCTGTGAGGTAGCAAGTCCTGCCATCTCGTACTTCACTGCGATGTCCCTGCCCCAGTCGTACATCTTCTCTAGGGCGAGGTCTGTGCGGGCTGCGTCACCAAAGCCCCTGATCTTGTCAATCATGTCATACACAACGATGCCGGGCCGGTTCTTCTCTATGATGCCCTCAACGGTGTAGTTGTCCATGCCATGCACATCCACAATGCGGATACGGTCTATGGCACCCATGATCTTGACGTACTCATCCTTGAGTGTGCCGCGCTGCATACCCTTGATAAGTTCAGACTGCACAGCGCCCAGTGCTGCTTGATACAGGCGGGGAATGATCCGCTTTCCCGGCCCCTCGTTGTTCAGCCATAGGGCGCACTGCTCAGGTGGTAGCTGTGCTGCTAGGCACGTCAACTCTGACGCAATGAACGTGGTCTTACCCTTGTCTGGTCGGCCAGCGATGATGCCAAAGTCACCGGGACGTAGCCCCCGGATACTCTGGTTCAAGCAGTCGAGCCGCCAGCGCAGTCCGCTGTCGTCCTGTTCCTCTGCAAGAAGGTCATAGATGTCATCCCGCAGGTAGTCCTGTGACTTGATGCCTGCATCGGATTTGAAGTCGTCCAACACCTTGCTCAGTGCAGCCTGAATGTTCGGCAGATCGCCTGCATCGTACTGCGTCAACAGTGTTGCGAGTTCAGTACCCATGCGCAGTTCCAGCAGTGACACAAGGATACCCTCCTTCGTGCCCGCCGGTACATCGTGATCCATGACGTTCTGTATGATCGTTTCGTATGCGCTGCGAGACTCTGCACTCAGCGACGGGTGCCGTGCACGAAACACTGGCACAAAAGTTGCGTGATCCACCCTGTCGTGGTCAGGGAACATCTCAAAATACTTGGCGAAGTCCTTTAGAAGTGCGTTCGTCTGCGGGTCCATTGCAGCTTCGGGGATACGACCCCGTATGCGGTAGAACTCCGGCTTAAACTTTAAGAGCCGCAGGAGGTTAAGGTCAATCATGCTGCCAGTCGCAGTAGCGGCGCCTGCTGGTTGGCTACAGGTGTGCCGCCGGTCGGTGGTGGCGGTGGTGTGGTACTGCTGCCGTTCACAGACAGCGCGAAGTTAATGCCGAAGTGTCCCGGCGACCATGTTACGATCATGCCGCCACTCCGATAACCAGACACCACTGCCACAACGAACTGTGCCACTGCCATACGTCAATGCCACCGCTGCTCAAAAAAACTGTGGCGATGCTTCCTGCAACTGTTACAAGCAACTCTGGTGACGCGTGCAACGCCGCCATAAGGTCTTCTGTTGATGTACAAAACATCTCTCAGGCTCCTAGATATGGTTCCAAAAGCCCTCTCAAGACGTGCCTATGCAGCGCCTTCGGGTCTTCTGTTGATGTGATGCGGTGCAGGTTCACTGGGTACAGTGCCATCCTGCTGCGTAGTCGCTGCCAAGCAGTGTTCCCCGCTTTATCTGGGTCGAACCAGCCAACCACTGTACTTGTGCCAGTGGCGATAGCTGCTGCGTGTTCTGCTGTTATAGCTGTGCCAAGTACAGCGATGCCGTTGGCCCCTGCCCTGCCCACTGCTATAGCAGACAGAACGTCCTCAACTACAACTGTGCATTGCACGTCCTTGTGGGGGGATCGAAAGAAGCTGTCTGCTTTACCGGCCAACATCCGGTACTTTGGGCGCTCCCCGAACACAGCCCGCCCACACAGGGCGGTCAGCCTGTCGGCAGGGCCAATCGGGATCAGCACGCGCCGGGTTTTTTCATGCCATTTTAGCCCGTACAGGCCCGTTGCGTCCTCCGGGGTAAGGCCCCCGCGCAGAACCCACTGCCACGCCTCCTGCGGTCCCTCATCAAGCGGCACAGCGTCTTTAGGCATGGCGATACTTGGGGCAAGCCGGATTGCATCCTCTGCAACGCGGGTCGCCATGATTTCTTTGATGCTGCGCGGCCCGTGGAAGTGGAACTCCTTGCGCCCGCAGCGGTGGCAGAAGAACGACACGCCTTTGTGATTGTTGGAAACGTGTGCGCTTGGATCAGTCGAGCAGCACTGGACCTTACGCGAGTGACCAATCGTCAGGGCTTTGGCTGTTGCAATCCATGCTGACATCGGGTGCCTCGAATACTTGCAGGAAGTACCGCGCCCCGCGTCGGGCAATACTCGCCTCTGGGTGCATGGGCTGCGCGGTGTTCATCTCCACGGTGAGGCTGTCGTAGCCATCAAAGCCGATGACCAGCTTTCGCCCGACCACATGATACATTGCGCCCCAGACTTCCTCGAACTGTGTTCCCAAGTATTCCAGAGTGGTGTGCAAAGATGCACCGGCCTCAGTGCAATGAAAGTGCAGCGCATGAAACGCGGCCTCGATAACAGCGAGTGTCTGCGGGTCATTCATCATCTTCCGCAAGAGGTCGATACTGCCGGGTTCTTCGTAAAGCGCGTCTTGGATGTCTTCGTACAATTCCTCAAGCTGTTCAGTAGTCAGCATGGCTGTGGCCTTGCTGTCCCAGCCTTCAATCGTGACTTCGTACTCGGTGCAGAGCAGATCAGGGTTGCGATATTGGGTTGTGTGCTTGTTGATGCACAAGAGCGTGTCATCGTCCATGCAGTCAGACACTCGGGCCACTTCTGCGAACCCATCTGCGGTAAAGTTGTCGGTGATTGCGTTCATCGTGTTCTCCAATGCAAAGGGGCCAAGCGTTGTGCTTGACCCCTATCGGCGGCAGTGACTTCGTAGGTGGCTGCGGTATTAGCCGATGTCAGCCAGCGGATCGTTTTCTTCCACTTCGAAAGTGGCCACGGCGTCTGCCGACAAATCAGCTTCCTCGGCCTTGGTGCGTGCAGCCTTCGGGGCAACCGAGTACGACTGGCGGCTGGGCTTGATGAGCAGGCCCTCGTCAACCGCCTTGTTCAGGTATCCCCGAACGGTCTGGGTCGATGGAACGGTCATGCCCATGTTGGTGGCACCGGCTTCGATCTGGGCGATGGTGACAACAGACAGGCCGTACTTTGCAGCTTCCTTGACAACACCGGCCCACTCAGCGGCGGCGGCGTTGTTGGTGGCGGTGGGGGCACTCAGGCGCTTCGCCAGTGCCTCGGGCAGGTTCGAGGTGTCGGTGAAGTCAAACGGGTTTGCCTTGGGGGTGGTGTTGGTCATGTTATCTCTCCAAAGATGTGGTGTCAGTGGTATACTGCACCTTTTTCCGACTCAATGGGGTTAGCCATATTTCGGATTGTTGTGTGTTCTCAAAGGGGCTGTTTTTGGCTAACTTACAGCTAAGTCATTGATAAGTAACGGCTGTGGTTATCCTGCCGGGCCTACCAAACCGCCTATAAAGTGTAGTGTTTTCAGTGTCTTGTGAGAATATCTGGCTAACCTTGAAATCCGGTTAGCCAGAACTCTGTTAATTTACAGCCCGCTCCGGGTTGCCGTCCTAACTCATTGTACGCACCATGTGCCTCTCCCTTGTCCCATCAGGCCCGTTGTTTTGCGA